TGAGTTCAACAGGATCAAGCCCAATCAGCAGACAGGCTCCATCACCTACAAGAAGGGCACCTATGTGGCCACCAAGTTCTGGGGCAAGAAGATCAAGCCCAAGCGGCTCACTGCTGGCTGGAAGAGAGCCATCAAGACCTGGATCTTGAGGCCGCAGAAGCAGATCATCCTCTACAGGCAGATGGTTGAGCTGGCTCAGAGTGAGTTCAAATGGCCCCGGTAGACTTCTCAACTGACGTCTACAACATCTGCATGAATGTCTTTGCTGGTTCCTGCATGATCACTCCTGCAAAGTCACAGCCTGGACAGCCCGCCTATGGAGCCAGGGGCATCTACGGCACAGAGGCCATAGACATCGTGGCTGAGGACGGCTCCATCATTTCTGACCAGAGGACCATCTTTGACATCAGGGAGGTGGAGTTCTCTGTGCTGCCTGTTGCTGGTGACCTGCTGTTCCTGGCTGCTGGCAGCTTTGCCAACCAGATAGTCGAGGACAGCACCTTTGAGGTCCTCGATGCAGACACCAACGGTGGGGGTGAGACTACTCTGTCAATCAGGAAGCTGATGCAGTCACTGCCGCCATGAACATCCACAAGCCACTACCCAGAGCAGTGACCATCACTGCCCAGCAGAGCTACTCCCTGGTGATCAGGGACATGTTCTTTGAGGCAGTGATGGCCATGCCCTTCTTTGCAGGTGGTGGCTTCACTGGCAGGAAGTGCAAGGCCCATCAGATCCAGCCGCAGGACATGCCGTTCCTGGGTCTCTACATAGTCAGCGAGGAGTTTGTTCCAGATGGTGATGGTAATGCTGGACACATCGCTTTTGTGCATACACTCAAGCTGGGCTTCAGTGTTGTCATGCAGAATAACGACATCGACGTCAGTGAGCAGAAGATGGATGCTGCCTTCTGGGCCATCATGAATGGTCTGTGGAGGGATGAGTATATCACCAACATGCTGGACACCCAGGCCTATGGTCACCCAGCCATCCCCTCCAATCCAGACAACGTCAGGATTGAGAGTGTGTCCAGGGGGATGAGGAGACACCTGTGGGGAGACACTAAGCTGACCAATGAGACACCTGTATGCGAGATGCAGTGTGAGGTGTCAGTGGTGTACAGGACAGAGTTTGGTCCTGTGATTGATGATGACCTGCTGAACATCCACGTGGAGACTGTGCCCCTGGTCCAGGGTGGAGTGGTGCCTCCTGCTGATGAGGTGCAGAGGATCATCAGCGAGTATGACTTTGACCTGCCCCTCTGACTGAACATGAAGGAGGTCTGACATGACTGCTGTGGACATTGATGCTGAGCTGAAGAAGAGGAAGGAAGCTAGGGACGCAAGGCTCAGGGAGATCAAGAGTGGTGCCGCTGTGCCCACTGTGAAGGTGGTGCCCAGCAAGGAGGAGTACAGAAAGTACCTCAAGCATGGTGTCACTGGCGTGGGCTTCACTGAGCAGGGCTCAGTTGAGTGGCCCAATGATCAGTTCACCAAGAGGAGGATCAGGGACGGCTCTGTGGCCCTGGAGCAAGACCAGGACAAGGGAGCCAAGGCTGGTTCTCCAAAGCCATCTTCACCTCAGTAATCACCACTCATAGAAACATGGGAGTAAGTCATGCCGATAAGCTTTTCGCAAATTCCCGCAAACCTAAAGATACCGCTATATTGGGTCGAGGTTGACCCCTCGAAAGCTGGTCTTCCCACCATCAAGCTGCCTGCTCTGATGGTGGGCACTCAGATCTCCACTGGAGCAGCTCAGCCTGACAAAGCTGTCGCCATTGGCTCACAGGCCCAGGCAGATGAAGCCTATGGCATGGGTTCTGAGCTGAGCAGGATGTTCAAATCCTTCTTTGCGAATAACTTCGCAAACGAGGTCTGGGGATTGGGTGTTGCAGAGCCTGTTGGTGCAACAGCAGCCACTGGCACCATCACTGTCACCACCAAGCAGACTGAGGCTGGCATAGTCCACCTCTACATCAGTGGTCAGCACGTTCCCACCAATGTGGCTGCCAGTGACACCACTGCCATGGTGGCCACCAGCATTGCTGCATCCATCAACAACCTTGACGACCTCCCTGTCATTGCCTCTGCTGCCACCAACGTGGTCACCCTCACCTGCAAGACCAAGGGAGCAGGCGGCAACGACATCAGGGTTGATGTCAACTACTTTGGCAGCATCGGTGGTGAGATCCTGCCCATAGACATGGTGCTCACCCTGCCTGCTACTGGCTTCCTCACTGGCGGTGCAGGTGTGCCTGTGTTTGACAATGCCATAGCCAACCTGGGTGAGCAGCAGTTTGAGTATGTGGCTATGCCCTTTACTGACAGCACCAGCCTGCTGGCCTGGGAGATTGAGTTTGGCTTCTCTGACACTGGCAGGTGGGGCTGGAGGAGAGAACTCTTTGGCCATGTGTTCTCTGCCAGGAGAGGTCTCTATGCAGACTTGATCACCTTTGGGGCCACCAGGAACTCAGGTGTGATCTCCATCATGGCCTTTGAGAACACTGTGCCCAGTCCCATGTGTGAGGCTGCTGCTGCCTACACTGCCAAGGCCCAGAGAGCCCTGGTCAATGATCCAGCAAGGCCCCTGCAGACACTGTCCCTCAACAACGTCAAGCTGGCTCCACTGGATGCTAGGTTCAACACTGTTGAGCTGAATGCCCTGGCCTCCACTGGACTGGCTACCCAGAAGCCTGGAGCTGATGGACAGCCCATGATCTCAAGAGAGAGCACCACCTACCAGCTCAATCTCTACGGACAACCCGATGACGCCTATGAACTCGTGACCACTCTGGCTACTCTTGCAGCTCTGCTGAGGAACCAGAGGCATGTCATCACCAGCAAGTTCCCCAGGCACAAGCTGGCCAATGACGGCACTAGGTTTGGTCCCGGGCAGGCCATCGTCACTCCTGGCATCATCAAGGCTGAGCTGATCAGTCAGTACAGGCAGGACGAGTTTAACGGACTGGTGGAGGACACCAGGAACTTCAAGAAGCACCTGCTGGTGGAGAGAGACCCCAACAACCCGAACAGGGTGAATGTGCTTTATCCTCCAGACCTGATCAACCAGCTCAGGATCTTTGCTGTGCTGGCGCAGTTCAGGCTGCAGTACGACAGAGGCATTGATGCAGAGGTGGCCAGTGTCCTCAATCAGATCGGCTTCACTGGCAGGTTCACTGGAGCTGATGCTGCCTAAGCTATCAGCCACACAACACAGGAGACTGAGACATGGCGCAGAGGTTTGCAGGCATTGCCTTTGTCATGGTGGATGGCAATCAGCTTCCACTCAGGGGCAACTTCACAGTGAGCCCGTCAGCTGTGGAGAGGACCATGATCGCTGGGCAGGACGGTGTCCACGGCTACCAGGAGCTGCCCAGGGTGCCCTACATTGAGGGAGACATCTCTCTCCTGCCTGAGGTCAACCTGGAGGACCTCGAGGCCCAGGTGGACGTCACTGTGATAGCACAGCTGGCCAACAACAAGCAGTACACTCTGGCCTCTGCCACCTGCAAGGCTGCCTTTGAGGGCAACACCAGGGATGGTCAGGCCAGGGTGAGGTGGGAGGGAGTGTGGTGTGAGGAGATCAATCTCTAACTAGTAATCAGGAGAGGGCTGAATGAATAAGCCTGTGAGAGAAGGCTTTGTTGAGGACGAGCCTGTTGATGCTGATGAGGCAGTGGCAAGGCCTGAGCCAGCAAGACCAGCTCCTCCACCATCACCATCAGAACTACTGGACAATGAGTGGCCCATCACTGTCAGGCTGATGCACAAGCCAGTCACAGTGATCAGGCCTGGGGGTGTCAGGGAGGAGATCTCTGAGCTGGTTTTCAGGGAGCCAACTGGGGCAGACATCAACAGGCTGGGCAATCCTGTCAGAGTGGACCTCTTGGGAGATGTTCATGTTGATGACAGGAGGATGATGGAGATGATGACTGCTCTCAGTGGAGTGATGACACCTCAGCTGGCTAGGATGGACACAAGAGACTACTGCTCCTGTGCCTATCGCCTGAGGATTTTTTTTCTTCCCAATCCTCGGGCCTGGGTCAAGGAGACGGAGGAGATCTAGTCCTGGACTGCTACAGGCTGGCCAGATGGTATCACCAGAACCCTGAGCTGTTTCTCGCCATGCCGCTGAGCACTGTCAGGCTGCATCTGTACAGGACCACTCAGCTGGCTGCCAAGCTGCAACCACCCAACAGCGATGATGACTGATGGCTGAGATTGAAGAACTCAGGCTCCAGGTCACCCTGGTCGACAATGCCACTGCTGGGCTCAAGCAGATGCGCTCTGAGCTGCAGCAGATGGGTGCCGGTGCTGCTGGCCAGCAGATGCAGAAGATCAGGGAGCAGTCCTTCAACATTGAGAAGGCCTTCAAGAGCTTGGCTGATACGTCCACACTGTCAGGCAGGGCCATGTCTTTTGCATTAGGCATGGCAGGAGGCGCAGTCAGTGCCCTCACCACTGAGATCCTCAGGAACATTCGGACACTGCCTGAGTGGGCAGCTCAGCTCAGGCAGATCCAGTTGGCCACCCAGACAATAGGGATCAATGCTGGGCAGTTCAGAAACTCTGCTATGCAGCTGGAGAAGTATGGCCTCTCAGCAAAGGATGCTGCCAGCAGCATTGCAGGTCTCACCCAGTCAGTCGTAGAGTTGATGAAGCCTGGGAGCCCTCTGTACAGCAAGCTGTACCTGGGCCTGATTGATCAGCAGTCAGTCAAGAACATGGATGAGTTCGTGGCCAGACTGACTGCAGCCAGGAGCATTGAGGAGAGGATGAACATCGCCAGGGACATGGCGATCAGGATCTACAACAAGGCCCTCCAAGATGGAAAGAATGAGATGCAGGCAGCGGCCAGGGCCAATGCCTTCCTGGCTGACCTGGGGGTGAGTGGCACTCTGAGGATCACCAAGGCCCTCATTGAGCAGTCAGCAGAGGAGAAGAAGGCTCACGACAAGAGAATGGAGAACGCCACCAAGTTTGATGAGCAGCTGGATGAGACCTCCTTCAAGATGCAGA